TGAGCTTCATCCGAGTAGCACAGTCACTTAGCGTTACAGCATTACAGAGGCGGTTGTCCGGTACCTCGAGCTGTGTCTTTACACAACGGCGGACTTATATCTATACGCTAACATACATATAAGTCGTGTAGCATCACTGCTACGTCTTTTTAGCCTTTATTCCTATTCAAACAACCAAATTGCGGCATTAGCAATCTTCATCCTTTCGGGCAGTGGTTGAGTGCTCACTAGCACGGTGAGTCTTCCGTCCCTGCGATCCGAGATCCAGGTATAGGGCACATGATATTGACCTGTGCCAGTCTTAGATGCTTAACTTATTTTTTATATGGGAGCCATGGATACGACAGTCGATTATGCCGTTGTAATACTCATCTGATTCTAATACACGCCTGGTAAATTGTTCTCTTGCTTCAATATAACTACAAATTGCTTTTGATTCACAATAATAAAGAATTTCTCTGGTAAAATTTTCTAATCCCAGTGTTTCTACGTCCCTTTTTAATTCAGGACTTGACCCATAATAATCTCTCCAGTCTGAATCAACCTTTGAGCGAATTTTCTTTTTCTTTTTTGTACCGTTTTTTAATTTTACTGTTCGTTGTGTAGTTTTACTAAATTTTGCCAGTTTTTTGCCAATGTATTTTTTGTTTGTTGATTTGTTTGTGATAAGATATACAAATCCAACACAACTGTCGGGTAAATTCTCAACCTCAGAGCCTTCGAATAACCAAGTCATATTGTATTTGCACAGATTCCATGATGTGTACTTTAATTTATGCCTTAATGTAAATTTTCAAAAATTTCTACAAGTTTAGTGTCAGATTTTGTTTTTGTAATTAATATTTTCAATTTTTTCAAATTATGTTTATATCTGTGTTATAGTTAGTAAAACCGTTTTCTTTTACAACAGTGAGAATGTTATTGACACGGCCTGCTAGCTCATCTTTGTGTGACACCAACCAGATACTCTTATTACTTTCTCTGCTCATCTTCTTAAGTATGGCTAAACTATTTTCAACACCTGAACTATCCATCCCGCTGTCGACAAGCTCGTCGATAAACAGTAAGTTAATTGGTTGATATAAATTTTCCCATACATCACGAAACGCCCAGCTCAAACTTAGAATGAGTCTATTACGCTCGCCACGACTTAAATTGTCGAAGTCAAGTTCACGACCCAACTCTTCAATACTGACAGTTAAATCATTATTGAATTTAACAGTGTGTGGTAATCCTATTTTGTCTAAGTAGTAACCCAGGCGTGCGTTTAGATAGTTTAAATTTTGATCGATAATTTTTTTGCGAATAAAACTATCTTTGTTAGTCAGGAGCTTGAGTAAAAAATCTTGATGATCCTTAACTCGAACTAAAGTGTTCATTGACTCGTAATCTATTACCTCTACGGCAGTTTCTTTCATTTCATTAATTTGATCTATGTACGGATCCTGCTCGGATTGTTTGGCATTTAATTGGGTAAGAACTGACGCCATGCTGCTTCGATGTTCAAAAGCATCGCTTTCATTTTTATAAAAAGTTATAGGTTTCTGCCCCAAAGTACCTAGTTTATTCAGTGCGTCTTGATTTTCCAATAATTGTGTATTAGTGGACAACGCCTGCAGAGCAGTTTCTTGCAGTGTTTTTTGTTTTTCTTTAAGAATAACTGCTTGTGTATCATCATGGAATGCTTGTCCACAACTATGGCAAGTATGATTTTCCAATGCTAAGATTTCTTTTTTAAGCTTTTCAATTTCCCGTTTTTCTCTGGTCTCGTCCTGCTCACAACGTTTAATCAAGGTATTCATATCAGCTATTTCTTTACTTTTTACAGTAAACTCAGCTAATTTTTTATGTGCATCTAATTCGGATTCAATGTCTAGTTCAGCAAGTTGATCATATGCTGTTTGCAATGTAGCAATGTCGGCTTGATGTTTATTAGTCCATAGTGTTTGTCGGCGAACAAGGGCATCAATTTGATCTTGAATTCTTTTATTTGCATCGCTGACTGCTTTAATTCGAAATTCTTCTTGCTGAATTGCGTCTTTGGTTACTTTATTTTGTTCTTTAAGCGACTCTGCTTTTTCCGACAGCACAGTAATTCCTAGTAACTGCTCGATAATAGTACGTTGATCGTTGGCTTTTAGACTTAAGAAAGGTTCAGTATAAGTGTTAAGGGCGACGATATGTTTGAACATATCGTGACTCATGTTTAGCAGTCTTTCAATTTCTGCCTGTGTTTCTCTGCTGTCGCCTTGGCTGTTATCGTCTTTGGTTTCTAGTTCCGCATCGTCGATATAAAACTTTAATATATTTGGTTTACGTCCTCTTTCGATTCTGTAATAACGGCCTTCAGACTCAAAATCGATTGTAACTAACATATTTTTGCTGTTAGTTTTATTAATTAAATTGTCTTTTTTAATGTTGGTCAACGCTTGACCAAACAGACTGTAACTCAGTGCATTAATAATTGTAGTCTTGCCAGTACCATTTCGAGCACCGCTGTCATCACCGCCTAGGTCTAAGTTTTCGCCTAACACAAGAGTTAAATCGTTACGATCAAAATCGATTCCTTGAGTAGCATTGCCTACACTCATGAAATTCTTTACGCTTAAGGTTTTAATTTTAAACATTGAATCATTTCTTTAATTTTAGTGGTGTTAATAAACCAATCACGATAATCGTACACGGGTATTGTAACATTATACATACGTTCTACACAATAGTTAATATACCCTTGCTCGTGTAAATCGGTAATATCCGTCAAGTCTACCGGAGTATCGGATATTAAAGAGGCTTCGATTTCCTTCCACTTATGATATATGTTAAAATATTTTTTATTTGCAGAAAGCCAATCAAAACATAAATTGGTTAATTCTTTATCGTTGATAGAAGTCATTCCCAACGCTCGAATTAAATTTAATATAGTAGCAACTGGGTCATCGATTAATTTTTTTAAACTTAAATTAACAATGTTTTTTTGGGAAACAGTATCCCATTTAAACGGCCAATTATGGTAAAGTAATGTAAAATTTTCCCGAGCTGAATAATCTTTGTCGCCATCGGTCCAATTCGTAGTAATGTGATTTCTGGTTTCCTCTAAAGGGCTACTTTCCATTGCCTTTACAATGCAAGTTTGATATATAACAGGTCGAATTTCTGGATCTATTACAGCCCGTACAACTATTGCATTTGGAAATACTTTGGATATTTTAATATAGGAATCGTTGAGTATACCGTTGTCACATAGAACAACAATTCTATTTCCCGACGGGTCTATAGTAATCCTGGGAATATATAAATCTGGCTCATGAAAGTAAGTACTAGTATACTTAATTGTATTATGACTATTTCCTATAGAGTTAAAATTAAATTTATTATTGACTTTAACTGTTTGGGCTGCATGTTCAGTTAACACGTGATACAAAAAATTACCGAATCCTCCCGACGGATAACTTATTAAAATAATATCTTTGCTTTCGGTGTTAAATTTCATAAATTTCTATAAATGTCTAGCAATAGCTTATTGTCATAATGTTCACTGGTAATGGCAGTGAGTTGATTAGTGACAATTTGATCTACACTTTCAAAATTAACATTGCCTTGTATAGCAAATTCATTTAAATCTGCATTTTTTTGCGGAATCAGTGTAATTTCTCGAAGTTTATGAGACTCCATAAACGTTTCTTTAATAAAAGATGCTTCTTCGTAGCTGATGTCTATATCTATGTTAACACGAACATGCATACCATGTCCTAACACCGAATCGGCATTATTTAAAATAGCTCCTAAACCTAAAACACGATACCGGGGTTGATCGGGCCACGCATGGTATTGGGGTTCTTTATCCCATTCCAAAATACATAAGCCTCTTTCATCATCTCCTGCATCGGCATAATTGTGTGGGAAGCAATTACCGATATATGTAATATTTTGTCGTTGTTGTCTTTTATGAAAGTGACCAGTAAACACTTTTTCAAAATTTCCAAAATGTTCATTTTTGATTTCGCCATGATCGGGCATCTGTACCATGGCATTCATATAAAAATGTGGTAATTCAAAGTGCCCGAACATGTACTTGCCTTTTAATTTGGTAATCTGTTTATGATCATCACCAACGAGCCAAGGAGAAATAACCACACCCCCGTCACTAAACCAATCATTACAAATTTCCACATTAGGGAGATGTCGGGCCCACTCAACACTTTGTATGTCTCTCTTATCTCGATAATAGAGGTCATGGTTACCAGGAATAAAATAAACACGATCAAAATGGTCATTAAGGTACTCCAGTGCCCTAAGGCTATAATTTAGCGTGACAATATTTAAACTGGCTCGATTGTTGTGCCAGTCCCCCAAGAACAAACAGGTTTCGCAGCCTTCTTGCTTGGCTTTAGCAGTGGCCCATTTAACGAAATTCAAACAGTCTTCGTTGTGAAGTTGACTATTTGACTTTAGTCCAAAGTGAATGTCTGTGAAAATTGCAGCTTTTTTAAATAAATTACTCATCTATCTAGTATACACGATCTAGTATACGTTGAGCAAGAGCCTTGTGGCTCAAAGGACCAACATGTACTCTGTCTGATCCGTAATCAAGACATAGGGTTGGATGATACACATATTCGGGATATTTTGAATATTCTAATTTATATTTGTAAAAATTACAACAAGTGCGGCTAGTAAGGTCAGTTAACAAAAATTGATTCTTTATTGCCCTTAGATATCTAACTCCAGCAGTTAACAGATTGATATGATTGAAAAATACTTGATCATCATTATTAACATCGAGCAAACACCTATTTAATGTGTTGTTTAATACAACTTCTGTTACACCACCGTTGGTAAATACACTCAATCGAGCTGGAGTAGTGATTTGCCATATAACACGATCGCCGGGCCTAATGTCGGCATTAATTAAATGTCTAAAACTCCAATTTAGACTAGAACCTGGCCGAGTAATTTTTAACAACGGAATTTTTAATACATCTGCAACTATCTGGCCAAAATTTTTCTCGTCAGGTTTTAGCCCAATGCCGTGACTATGACTACATCCAAATACCCAGAGTACCGGGGTATCTGGGCGATTGGTAACGTCGATTGATAAAAATTGAGTAATAGGTGGTGGCTCATACCCTGTAACAAGTTTTTTGTGACACAATACTCTTATCAACATTAACGATTCTTTGTAGGCATCTGATGTTGTGTCAAACCCTTGCGAGACAAAATTTATAGATTCAAATTGATTGGCAATATTTAAAATTTCTTCAGACGTCATATCTGCTATTGAAGTATGATAGTTATAGTTATTGTCTATAATTTTGTCTCCAGAAATTAATAATTTACTGTACGGGTTAACGTTATTGAAGTCAAATGTCGATTCGGTTATATTTAAAACTGCCATTTTGTTACTCATCGTAAAAGTTAGAGCCTCCACCACCAGAACTCATTCCTTGTCTGGTGTAGCTTGGATTTAAATTATTTAATTCTAGAATATCGTCGCGTAAGTTTTGATTACGTTTTTCGATGTTTAATACACGAGTAAAACTATTGGTAATGGCAGCGGTATAATATGCAAAAGGATTTTGACTTTTCGATTCGTCGAACTGTAACCCAATTTGACTGAGTTGCAATAAAGCTTGACTACGCATTTCATCGTTATAAGTGTACCCTCTCCAATTGCTTCTAGTTGCGTAACGTTCGCATAATTTCATAAACATGTGAGCTAGCTTATTGGTCATTGCACCATGTTCTCTGCTAAAAGCGCCAGATTCTATTCCGCCCGACCAATGACTTTTGCCTACTAGAATGGGGTTACCTTCTTCATCTACTTTGTAATGAAAAAACGGCGGGAAATTGACTTTAACGTATTTGTTGTGTTTAGGGTCGTCTTCGTCGTATTCGGTATGGGAAGTTTCATCCTCATCATCAAACAACTCTTTGGCTGCGTCCTTGGCTTTTTTAGTTTTAACGTCGTCTAATGGTATATGCTCCCATGTCATAATTCGGAAGACTACATCAGTTTGGGGAATTTTGGTATATTTGATTTCAAATTGATCTGCTTTTTGTTTCTCCCCAGTTGCCGCTACAGCAGCTTCGTGCGCTAATTTACTCAATCTTTCTGCTCTTAATTTTCGAGCATCTAAAATATTTTTTTTGTTAATTTTTTTAACGTCTGGCAGAATCATATCATAGTCTGCAACTTCTGGGTCACTAAATGAGCAATAAGAATTTTTGCTTTTGTGTATCTCTTTAAGAATATCTTTATTATTTAAGTAATTTGATTTCATTTTATCCTTTAAATCTGCGGTTAGTGCATACTAACATATTATGAGCTGCGATGTCAACAGCGATAATAAGCTACTATTTTTGGCTCGATAAATATCTAAAACGGGTAACAAATGTCATATAACACTTCTAATTTTGCAGGAGACAGCTCCAATCAAAATGCATTTTATAGTCCAACTGGTGGAATCAATACAACTGGGCCAGCGTCATCTAGTGGAGCAAGATTAGCGTCGTCTGGGCTTGCTCCGGGAGCCAATGGACTTCTGACAGATATAGCTGGTAGTGTATTTAACATTAATTTTAACGGCACCGACGGATCAACGTTGAACACTGAAGATGATTGGAGAGTCCGAATTAGTATGGCAAGACCTACTGCTGACTTGTTTTATAACAGAGCAGATAATGCCATTCTTCGTCCTCTGTCAGAAACTAACGGAGTAATATTTCCCTATACTCCATCCCTGACTGTAACACATAACGCAAAATATGGTTCTACTCCATTAACTCACAGTAATTATTCTAGTTATTTCTACGAAGGTAGTGAAGTTTCTTCTATTAATATAAATGGAGAATTTACAGTTCAAAATGTCAAAGACGGTTTATATTTGATGGCAGTCATACAATTTTTTAGAACTGTGACAAAGATGTTTTTTGGTGGAGATGTAAATGCAGGTAGTCCTCCTCCTATGGTATTCTTGGATGGTTTTGGTCCTGCATACTTGCCGCATGTTCCTTGTGTAGTTACTTCTTTTAGTCATACTATGCCCGGTGAAGTTGATTATGTATCTATTCCTGTAGGAGCTTCTGTTTACAATGATATTTCAGGAACAGTCATTGGTTCGCCAACACAAAACATGGGCGGACCAGTTCGTCTGCCAACAAGTAGTATAGTAGCTATTAACTTACAACCTGTATATAGTAGGCAAAACATTGCTAGAAACTTTACATTAGATAGATTCTCCAGGGGCGCACTAATACAAAACGGTAATTCACCGATTGGAGGTTTCCTATAATGGCTGAAATTCAATATTCTAAAAATAGTTTATATTCTAAAACACCTTTTTATGGAGACTTTTTAGATCTTGCTGATTTTCCAGTAATACCAAAAAATCCCGATGACGTACTTTTTGCTATAAACAAAACTTATCAATTTAGACCTGATTTATTAGCATACGACTTATATCAAGACGCCAGTCTTTGGTGGGTATTTGCATTGCGTAATCCAAATACTATTAAAGATCCTATTTTTGATATGAAAATAGGCAATAGGATTTTTTTGCCTAAGAAAGATGCAATAACTGGAGCTATAGGATAATAGATGTCAAATCCATTAGAATCAAATACCATTAATGCATCAGCAGTAGTTATTTCGCCTGCTGAAAGACAAAATATTGCCACTCCTGCGATAGATCTAATTCCAGCTGTAGGTGATGAGGCAATAGATGCAGCTAATGAAGCTGAGTTGGCACAAATACGTGACGCAGAAGGTCGTGCAATATTTGGCACTACTGCTTTTATAGGTTCTAATACCAGACAAGGTGTAGTTGATAACCCATTGTTAGAATATGATTCTTACACTTATTGTCTGAGCCTACATTTAATGGGAATACAAAATTACAATAATTTGATCAGTAAAGACAGTTCATTACAAAAAAAGTATGTACCACAAAATGTTTTAATTAGTAGCGCGGGAAGATACGGGGAAACTTTCAGACGAGATCCTGCGTTCGAAGAAGATTTTTATTTTGAAAATTTAAAAGTAAAAACTGTAGTTAACACTACTTCTAGAAACAGAAACAGCAACTTAATCGAATGTAGTTTTACTATTATTGAGCCATTGGGGTTTACTTTAATTAATAGAATGTTAGATGCTGCAAACAGAGTTAATCAAGGATTAGGCAGTTATTTGCAAATGCCTTACATGTTACAAATTGATTTCTTTGGCAGTGTCGATGGAGGTCCGCCCGGGCCTCTCAAAGAACATTCAAAATTTATTCCTATTAGGATAACTAATATCAAGTCTAAGTTAACATCAAAAGGCACAGAATATCAAATTGATGCAGTGCCATTTAATCATCAGGCATTTAATCAAACACATGTAAGCTTACCTGTTAGCACCACAGTCACTGCTACCACAGTCAGTCAAATATTTGGTGGTCCAGCTGAGGTATCAGCCAGCGACAACGAATTTTCTACAAAACTTGCTAATAGAGCAAATCTTGAAAGACAAATTACAAACCTTAACACAGAACTTAGACCATTTGCAGCATCCGCGTCCAGCGATCCATTTGATGCCAGCATTGTGGCTGACACCCGGGCCCGAATAGGCGATTTGACCAGTCAATTAAACAATGAATATTCAAGTTTTGGAATAACTGGATTCTGCGCCGCTATCAATAGTTATTTTAGTTCATTAAAAGCACAAAAACAAATATCTGTAATCAACACTGTTAGGGTTGTGTTTGATGCAAAAATAGGCAACAGTAAATTATATACAGGGCCTGTTAATGCAGCAGGTGCTCCAGCTAGCGGAACATCAACTTCTGCACAAAGAGCACAATTGCAGGCAGCATCGGGCGCTGCCAAAGGGGGACTTCGATTCGATGGGGCAACCGTAAATATTCCTGCAGGCACCACCATTGACAGAATGATTGATTGGGCAGTTAGAAACAGTGCATATATAAGTGAGCAGTTAAAAGACCCAACAATAACACAACAACAACGGGACAGTATTCTGTCAGGTGGAAACCCTAATACCATCACGTGGCTAAAATGGTTTAGAATTATTCCTAGTATCTCTATTAGAGAGTATGATCCAACACAAAACAGATACAGCATGGACATTGTATTTTATGTAAAGCCATATAACTTATCTGCTAAACACCCATTTTATCCCAAAGGTCGTGTGCCTGGATTTGTAAAAAAATATGATTATATTTTTACAGGAAAAAATAAAGACGTAATCGATTTACAAATAGATTTTAACACTTTATATCTAGTAGAGATGTCCACAAATCGTACAAAAAGCACACAATCACATACGGGAATTCCTATTAGACCCAATGCTAATGCTTATCCTAATCCTAATACTGAAGAAAGACCACAAGAGAATGTTGCGCCAACTTCTATTGCACTAGTCAGTGACAACGTTGCGACAACTATGAGAGCTGGTGGACTGCCACAGGCATCTGTAGACGCAGGAGATCTGCAGAGATCTTTGATGCTAGGGGCAAAAGGGGACATGATAACACTAAGTTTAAAAATTATAGGAGATCCGCAATTTATTAAACAAGATGATGTTTTCATGGGACAAGGTTTGGATTCTCCATCGGGTCAATTTTTAAATAACAGTTCAGGCAGTAGTTTATACATGGACGGTGGAGAGCTATATGTATTTGTAAACTTTCAAAGTCCAGTGGATTATGACGAAACCAAAGGTGTAGCAGACGTAACATATAGTAGATATAGATACAGCGAATTTAGTGGAGTTTATAAAATAATTACAGTTGACAATTCTTTTAGCAACGGTAAATTTGAGCAATCATTGACCTTAGCAAAACTGCTGTATGATCAAGAGGGAAAACCAATTGCAACGCCTTCTGCTGCACAACGCACAGAAACTGCATTCACAAATGCATTAACTCCAACGGTTAATGCAGCAGTCAGGTTTACAGGTCCCAGAACTAACATTTCTGCTCTGTTGCCATCTATTAATTCTTCTGCCGCAGTTAATCTTGCAGTAGCAGGAGCTACTGCATTGGCTAACGGCCAGGGAGGCAGTTTCCTTCAAGCTATAGGAGCACAAGTGGCAGGCTCATTAGTTAACAACATTGTTGGTCGAGGATTAAATATTGCAGTAGATAAAGTAACAACTGGAATTAATGATTTACTTAAAGGCCCAACTGCATTGGGCACAGATTACAATACTAGTTTTGATTCCATTGGAGATTTTCAATACGCAGGGTTGGCCAGTACTGCGGAGCAAATTGCAATCAATGATTTTATCAGTTTGGATGTTGGAGTGACAGATATTGATGTGACCGCAGCATTCGAAGGATTAAGCGATTTAGAATTCAGTGTGGACTTTACTAATTTCATTTAAATTATGTCATATAATCAACCATATTTAGGTACAAAACACCCCACGTTCATCGATACTACGAAAATAGATATTCCACAACCCAGCGGAATTTATATCGGAAAAGTAAAAGCCATTGACACTAATACCAGGACAGGAAGACTGCAAGTCTTCATATCTCAATTTGGCGGCGCAAATCCTGATCTTCCGTCATCATGGAAACTAGTATCATATGCCAGCCCTTTTATGGGCAGCACGTCTAGTAGATTGGGAGAGTACACACAACCTAAGTCAAATCAAAATACTTTTACAGATTCGACTCAGAGTTACGGATTTTATATGACCCCTCCGGATATCGGCACAGAAGTTCTGTGTTGTTTTGTTCCAGGAAGCCAAGAGGGATATTGGTTTGCGTGCGTAAATTCTTCGATTACAAGAAATATGACTCCAGCAATTGGTTCCGTAGAACTTAGTTATATTTCTCAAGAAAGCATTTCTGAATCAGGACTAGGCCCTTACTTATTACCAGGAAAATTTTATCCTGTAGCAGAAACAGTAGAAAGTGCAGATGTTTACGGCAAAGCAAGTTTTCTTCCTAATTTACAAAAACCACTACATATTCCGCAAACAATCAGACTGATTGTACAGGGACTAGACAGTGATAATGTTCGTGGAGCTATTAGTAGCAGCAGTCAACGCGATCCAGTCAGTGCAGTGTTTGGTTTTAGTACGCCTGGCAGACCGTTTGGTAGTCAGGATCCTGCTACAGATCCTAATATTGCACAAAAACTAGTGTCAGGGGAGTTTAATCCCGCAACATACAATGTTACAACAAGAGTAGGCGGCCATAGCTTTGTCATGGATGATGGTGATTTATTTGGTAAAGATAATTTAGTCAGACTGAAAACAGCAATGGGCCATCAGATAATGTTAAACGACACTGAAGGTTTTATATACGTTGCAAATTCTAACGGTACTGCATGGATAGAACTTACTAAAGAAGGAGATATCCTGGTCTATGGTGCAAAAGATTTTGCCTTACGTACTCAAGGTAATATTATGATGCACAGTGATAATAATATTAGTTTTTTTGCAGGACGTAATATTAATATGCAAGCGGTGGGCAGTGTTAAAATGGCTGGACAATTAGTTCAAGCCAGTGCAGAAACTGCGCTAAATCTTTATGGTAAACAAGCACAACTACGGAGTGGTTCGGGCTTGTCTTTGGTTGCCCAACAGTCTATAGGTATACGGGCAGGCGGAGCCATTGCAGTCAACGGCGCTGCTATCGCATTAAATGGCGGTGGCGGTGGCGGAGCAGAAATAAACCCGCCTAGTAGGATAAATTTATATCAATTACCAGATGCCAAGGTTGTTAATCCTGGCATATGGTTTGTTCAACAAAATGCATTAATATCCAGTAATTATAAAGTCCCAACTCATGAACCATACATCAGAGGTAATGCAGCAGCAGTATTTCAAACTCAAAGGGAAACAGTGTCTACTTTGCCAAAAGACGTTTTGGGCGATCCTATAAATCCCCCTGTTGATATTAACAGTGTAGGACCTGCCCAGGCAATTAATGAAAACTTAACAGGAGCAGCACCAGCTGGGGTTTTTATTGCCCAGCCTGAACCTATTGATAGCCTGGGAACTTTAGATAAAAATCAACTTCGCGCTTATATGGCACAAGTTGGGTATAGTGAAAGCGGGGGATCATACCAAGCACAAAATGCGGCTGGATATCAAGGTAAGTATCAATTGGGATCATTGGCATTACAAGATTTAGGATACGTTAAAGCCGGAACTCCCCAAACTGCTGAAGCCTTAAGCAATCCTAATAATTGGACTGGAAAAGATGGTATATCGAGTGCCGACTTATTCAGAGAAAATGGTACTATACAAGAAAAAGCAATGTATAACTATACCAAAACTAACTATGCAAGATTGCAAAAAAATGGTATTATTACAGCCAATAGTTCAGCCGAAGAAGTTGCAGGAATAATCGGCGCTGCTCATTTAGTGGGATCTGGTGCTGCGACTAATTGGTATAAAACAGGACAGCCCACTGCCGACGGCAACGGAACATCAGCGGCCACTTACTATAATCGCGGAAAATATAGCCAAACACAGGTACCTGTCATACAATCTAGTGTTGAAAGCTCTAATCTAACTAGTATCGGGTAAATATAGATATGGCACTATACAACGGATTTAGCACTTTGGAAAGCAACAAACGATTTCGATTAACCGACTTTGAATTGGTTAAAAGAGATTTGCAAAATCATTTTACCATTCGCAAAGGTGAAAAGTTAATGAATCCTGAATTTGGCACTGTAATTTGGGATATGTTATTTGAACCGTTGACTGAGGAAAGCAAAAATACAATAATGCAAGATATAAAACGCATTGTTGCAAATGATCCCAGGATTGCAGCCCAAAATGTAATTGTAACTCAATTCGATAGAGGGTTGCAAATAGAATTAGATTTAATTTATATTCAAACAAATCAAGTTGCTAAATTAGCATTAACATTCGATCAGCAGATGAATCAACAAAATTCAATGCTTTAACATACCACATTTTGTTCTCAATAAATACATAAAACGAGGACAGGTATGGCACTTACAACCAGACAAAGTAGTCTTTTAGTCAATCAAGACTGGACTATTCTTTACGAAACTTTTAGAAACGCAGATTTTCAAAGTTATGACTTTCAAACTCTGCGTAAAACCATGCTGGATTATTTGCGTATATACTATCCAGAAAATTTTAATGATTTTATCGAGTCCAGCGAATATGTTGCATTAATCGATCTTATTGCTTTTTTAGGTCAAAGTCTTGCATTTCGCACAGATTTAAATGCTCGCGAAAATTTTATTGACACCGCAGAGCGTAGGGACAGTGTTTTAAAGCTAGCAAAACTAATTAGTTATGTACCTAAGCGAAATCAAACAGCCAACGGTTTTATAAAATTTGACAGCGTTCAAACCACTGAAAGATTACAAGACAGCAACGGTATCGATCTTACTAATCTTATTGTAAACTGGAATGATAATGGAAATGTTAACTGGTACGAGCAGTTTATTACAATACTTAATGCAGCTTTGCCGACTAATCAGCAAGTAGGCAAACCTGCCAACAGTAATACTATTGCTGGAGTATTAAACGCAGAATATAACATAAATTTACCTCCTGGTACATTGCCAGTTTTTGGATATAACACGCAAATTGAAAATGCTGCCTTAAACTTTGAGGTTGTTAGTGGGACTAGCGCAGATGAAAGTTATATCTATGAAGCAGCACCGGCACCTGGTAGACCTCTGAATGTAATTTACAAGAATGACAATTTAGGCAATGCTAGTAATAACACAGGATTTTTCTTTTATTTTAAACAAGGAACCTTGCAAACGCAGACTTTTAGATTCCCCGAAAGCCTGCCTAATAATTTAGCCAGCATTAACTTTGATAATATTAATAATTCGGATGTTTGGCTATATGAAATTGGTAGCTTAGGCAATGTCGGGCAATTGTGGAATCAGATTCCCAGTGTTAACGGAGTTAACATTATCTATAACAATAATGCAGCACAAAAAAGTTATCAAGTTAACACAAGAGCGGGCGATCAAATTGATCTAGTGTTTGGTGATGGAACTTTTTCTGCTATCCCAGTAGGAAGTTTTGTAACGTATTTTAGAACTAGTACTGGGTTGAGCTATAAGATTACCCCGGACGAAATGACCAACATTCGTTTAACTATACCGTATGTTAGTCGAGCTGGTAGATTAGAAACTTTGACGATTGTGGCTAGTCTAAAATATACCGTTGCTAATGCTGTTCCCAGGGAAAGTATCAGCGAAATTAAAACCAAAGCACCGCAACTATATTATACACAAAATCGTATGATTACCGGAGAAGACTACAATACTTTTCCCTATGCGAATTACAGCACAATCAGTAAAGTCAAAGCAGTTAACAGAACTAGTAGCGGAATTAGTAGATATTTAGATATATTTGATACCAGTGGCAGATATAGCAGCACTAATATTTTTTCTGAAGATGGTATGTTGTATAAAGAAGATGCCGACTCTAGTCTTAGTTTTACTTTTAGTACAACTGCGGATATTAATAGAATCATTGAAAATCAAATCTTACCAAGCATACGTAGTAAAACCTTGCAACATTTTTATTATGAATATTTCAATAGATTTTCATTGACTAATCTGTATTGGAATCGAAGTACTGCGGGATCCGGCAGTAGTACTGGTTATTTTCTAGATTTTCCAATTTCTGGAAATAAAGTTGCAGTAGGTTCGGGGGTAGTAGGAAATAATAGGTATTTAACAGAAGGTTGTATTATAGTATTCAGTCCGGGCGCCGGTAATTATTTTAATTCTGGCAACGAAATAGTGCCTTTGCCTGCTAACGGACAAGTGCCACAAAATGGACAACCTTTATTATATGTTTCCATTACTAACTTAATAGGCAATGGCAATCAAGGCAATTTAAGCAATGGAGAAGGTCCTGTTAAATTGAGTTTAAATTTACCGTCAACTGCTCAGGCTATCACGGTGATACCCACATTTAGCAATACTTTTACAACAGAATTTATATCTAAGCTAATAGGCTTAATTAGTAATTACAGTGAATTTGGTATTCGTTACGATCAAAATACTCAAACTTGGCAAACTATTAGTGCTCAAGATTTAAACTTGACTGATCCGTTTAGTCAAATTTATCAAGGGTCTACTAGTGGTCAAAATTTGGATGCAAGTTGGCTGTTGAGCTTTACTGTTTCAAATTCTATCTACACTGTACAAATTAGAGGGCTAAGTTATATTTTTGAAAGCATTCGAGAAACAAAATTCTATTTTGATAACAGAGTAAAGATTTTTGATCCAATAACTGGTTACACTGTAAATGATAGCGTGAATATTTTAAAAGTTAACGGTGATCCGGATACAGGTCTTCCGTTAACTGAAAATGTTTTATGGTACATATACGACCAAATTGCAGAGTCCGATGGATATGTAGATGCTAGTAAAGTATTAGTTACATACAGCGATATTAATAATGACGGTATACCCGACGATCCAGATATTTTTAATACTGTAGTTCAGCCTGATGTAAACAACGATCCCCCTACTAAGTTTGTTTTTTTTAAGAAGACTTATGGATATAATAGTTTTGTAACATTTACTCCTATTCTTTCATCTTCTGTGATTATAGTTGGGAATCAGTTTGACGTGATTCCAAATATTAATAACTACACCGAAGGGCAGATTTTCTATGCATACGAAGAAGAAGTTTTTTATCTTTTAACTATCAACCTCAATGCACGATCATTAATTGAAAGCAGCGATTACATTGCAAGGGTTGGTCGCTCGCCGTTGTATTTTCAATATAAACACAATGCACCTGGCAGCAGAAGAATAGACCCGAGTCCAAGTAACCTGATAGACATGTACGTGTTAACGAAAGAATATGAAACAGAATACAGGGAATGGATATTAGACACCACTGGAAAAGTGCAAGAACCTGAAAAAGAAACGGGAGAAAGTCTGAAACTAGCATTTGGAAATCTAGAAAATTATAAATCGGTCAGTGATGCCATCATTTATAATGCAGCAGTCTTTAAACCGTTATTTGGCAGCAAATCCAGGCCTGAGCTTCAAGCTACATTCAAGATTATTAAAAATTCAAATATTAATTTAACTGACAGCGAAATTCGAAGTCAGGTCCTTGCATATATTAATGCATTTTTTGCTGTAGGCAATTGGGATTTTGGAGAAACATTTTATTTCACGGAACTATCGACGTATATTCAACAAGGATTAGCTCCTAATATTAGCAGTATCATTATTGTGCCTAATAGCACTGGTCAAACATACGGATCATTGCAACAGATCAACAGTGAACCCAATGAAATTTTAATAAGTTGTGCTACAGTAGATAATATTGAAATTATTAGTGCTATTACTGCGGCACAATTAAACATACAAAATTTAACGGTAAATACTATAATTAATTAATAGATTAGAAGATGCCAATTACTAAAACAATAAATTTTCTTCCAGCAGTATTCCAAACGGATTCTAATAAGCGATTTTTAAACGCTACATTAGATCAGCTAATGACCGAGCCAAACTTGGTTCCTATCAACGGTTATGTTGGAAGAAAATTTGCGCCCGGATTCAACGGAATTAATACTTACATTAAAGAGCCTAATGCACTTCGTGCAGATTATCAATTGGAACCTAGTGTAGTTATAAAAAATAAAGTAACAGGCGAAGTAGATTTTCATACTACCTATCCTGAAGTTTTACAAAAGATAGATTTTTATGGCGGCAATATCAGCAATCAAGACAATCTATGGGAAAGCGATTTTTATAGTTACAATCCAAGAATTAACGCTGATGCATTTATTAATTTTAGTCAATACTATTGGTTACCTAACGGGCCAGAATCGGTTAATGTATTTGCAGGCGAAGCAGACTTAGTACGTACATTTAACGTATATGCTGAAAACGGTCTTCAAGTTTATAATATAAGCGGATATAATACTGCACCAAATCCAGACATTGTGCTAGCACGCGGAGGAAATTATACATTCAATGTTAATCAGCCAGGCAAACCTTTCTGGATACAAACAAATCCTGGACTGTCTGGTGTTAGTTCGCAAACTAATCTAAGTTCTAGACAAGTACTAGGCGTTGAAAATAACGGAATAGATGTAGGCACTGTGACATTTTTTGTCCCGCCCCCGACGGCTCAAGATTTCTATATCACTATGCCGATAGTACAAACAGTTGATTTAGTAAGCACAATAAGCTATGCTAATTTACAAGGCAAACTGTTATCGGACATTAAAAACAATTACAAAGGCATTGATGGACAAGTTGCAAATTTAAATGGAAAGTACATAATTTTTCCAAATTATAATACAGATCCTGATTGGACAGCTAACTCTGTCACAGTGCCTGAAAATCAAAGATACGGTATCTGGACTATGGTGTTAACGCCATCCGGATCAGACTATGTAATTAATTTATATTATTATTTGCCTATACCCACTAATAACAAAGTTTTAATACTGTCAGGTATTAATTATGGCAACACCGAATGGTTTACAAATTCTGAGGATAAGCTAGAACAGGTACCTGTGATCACCGCGCCGCTAACCACATTATATTATCAAGATGGTACAGATGCAAATCAAGTTGGTATTATTCGAATCTTAGAGTCAACTAGCAATGTTATCAACGTAGATGAAGAAATAATTGGTAAAACAAATTATGTTAGTCCTAATGGGGTTGTCTTTACTAACGGATTAAAAATTAATTTTGATACCAGTGTAGTGCCTGCATCTTATCAAAATAAAGAATATTATATTGATGGGGTAGGAACTGGAATCCGATTAATTCCAGTAGCGGATTTAGTGATTAATCAAGCACAGGCAAAATCAAATTATAGTCCAAACAATAAATTTGTGTTGTACGCAACAGCTAGTCTGAATTTAGCACAAGATCAACTTACTATAACTACCACAGATTTTCCTGATGGTGTAAATGTAAAAGTTGGGAGTTTTCCCAATAATATTAATACAAATTATATTATTGCTCAAGATCTTAAATTAAAATACCCTTACAGACCTGGATTAAACAATCCCGGAGAACATGATAATTTAACATATTCTGCAGATGTAATTGGTGTAACTTTACCAGGAATACTTATCAATGGCGTAAGCAATGGAGCAGCCGTGCCTGGATTAGATGGCAGCAAGTGGAATTACGATACCACACAAGTGTTAATCAATGGTCAAGATAATTACGGCGGGTATCCATTGGACAATGGTCGCTACGTTTATACAAATTCTAAATTTATTACAGCCAACGCATGGGGAAATGTATCAGGTTTTACCAATGGATATTTAGACCCTGCAACAAATCACAGTAAGCTCATAGGTTTCGCAGCAGACGGATATCCAATTTACGGACCGTTTGGATACTCAAATCCGTTAAATCCGAGTAGCTCTATTGTTCGTATGTTAAGTTCATATGAATCATCCAATGATGGGCTATTCAGACCGGTAGCACAGACTGTCACCGTCACCGCTGATGTTGTTGATAGTAATTTAATTACCGTGTCTAGTACTAACGGGTTAAATCCTGGAATGAGAGTAACCAGCAATTCTGCTGGATTAGAATCTGGCAGCGTATGGATAATTAATAACGGATTAAAAACAGCAACAGGATTACCAACATTTTTAGGCACAGCAAGTCAGATTCAACTTAGTAGTGCTGTTACATTAAGGGCCGGAACAACTATAACATTTGAATTCCTTGCAGGAGCATTCATTGAAGATTATTCTTATGTACAAGATAGTGGTACACTGGATCAATACAACGGTCGTTTCTGTGTAACCCCAGAATTTCCAAACGGTACATATGCATATTTTACAACTCAAGCCAGCGACGGGACTCCGATTTATCCTTATATAATTGGAAGAGCTTTTTACGGAAGTACAAACATAGACACTAATACTAGTTTGTCTGATCCCGACTATATTGTTATTAGCAGAGCTAGCAGAGACCTGAATCCGTGGACTCGACGAAATCGATGGTTTCATAAAGATATAATCGAGTTAACTAGTTTATATAACAATATTCCGCAAGTTTTTGATTCAGAGCAACGAGCAAAACGTCCTATTATAGAATTTGATGCAGACCTGCAATTAATTAATTTTGGAAAAAAAGCCAAGCCTCCGGTTGATATATTTGACACAGTATATACAAATGCATTTTTGTCGGTTGAAGGTAAAACTTCTATTTTCGTCGACGGCATTAGTCTGGTTCAAGGAATGCGTATCATTTTTTCTGCAGACGAAGATTCCAGAGTTAGAAATAAAATCTGGCAAGTAACGTTGGAAAATGTGTCAGGTGATCCATTGGCTGACGAAGTAATACATTTAATACCTGTTGATGACATAGAAGATTTTAATACTGTTAGTGTTTTTAATGGAGTAGTTAATAACGGTAAAAGTTTTTACTTCTTGGACGGGAGTTGGATTGAGGGACAAAGTAAGACTGGGATAAATCAGCCTCCGTTATTTGATGTTTTTGATAATGAAGGTGTTAGTTTCTCAGACAGTACAAAATACCCAGTAATTAACTCTAGTACACAATTTACTGGCACAAAGATTTTTAGCTATAAGACAGGCACAGGTGCAGCTGATCCTGTTCTGGGTTTTCCTTTAAGTTATAAAAATTTTAATAATATAGGCGACATACAATTTGACAATAATTTTGATGTTGAATCGTTTAGTTATGGTATAGACAAAGTTGTTTATACTAAAAAAATAGATTCAGGCTTGTTATATAAAAATAATGCAAATGGTAGTAGTACAAAACTTAATGTATGGACTAATGTTAATACTACCACCAGGCAGATGCAAGATATAGCATTTACCTATGATGGTATAGATAATTCATTTAAAATTGACATCGCCCCAGAAGTTGCAACAGTTAAGCCTAATTTATTAATATACGTTAATTTTAAAGAAATATCGATCAATGATTATTTTGCGTATAACGTGCCTGATGGTATTTTAATTGTAATAAAGAAAACTAAACTACAAATTAACGATAGAGTTGATATTCTTGTTTATAGTAAAAATATCAGCGATCTTGGGTTTTACCAAATTCCTGATAATTTAAACTTAAATGCACAAAATAGAACTTTAGCAACTCCTACGTTAGGGGAATTGCGAAATCATATAGGTTCATTGAGTAAAAATAGTTTATATTTTCTTGGAAATTACCCAGGGGTAAGCAATCTCAGAGATTTATATATCGAAAATCAGTCTGGCACTATGTTACAGCAGAGCGCACCTGTTAGTTTTGCTGCCATGTTTTTAAGTGACGAAAAATATAATTTTGTGTCTGGATTGATTAATGCTCAACAAGAGTATACAAGGTTTAAAAATAAATTTATAAACATTGCCGGGAATAGCAATCAGATTAATCCCAATGATCCAGTGGGCGCAGTGGATTATATTATAAAACAAATAAATGCAGTTAAAGATAAAACTTTCCCATGGTATTACAGTGATATGGTACCATACGGCGATAATAAAAATGTAATCACTTATAATATTTTTAATCCACAACAAAGAAATTACGAACTTACATCTATCTTTTCAAACGAAACTCTAAGTAACAAATCTATTTTAATTTATTTAAATGGTGTTCAGTTGTTGTACGGCCGTGATTACGAATTTTTAATAACAGGGCCTGGGGTCGCTATTAAGAGCAGTGTAATATTGACTGTTGACGATACCCTAACTATTGTTGAGTATCAGGACACAGACGGTAACTGGATTCCAGAAACACCAACCAAATTGGGAATATATCCAAAATTTACACCAGCAATTTACACTGACATAACATATACAGAACCACAAGTTATGATCAGAGGACATGATGGCAGTTTAACTCCTAGTTTTGGCGATTTCAGAGATAATATTGTTTTAGAATTAGAAACTCGTATATACAATAATATTAAAGTTCGATACAGTGATAAACTAGTTACTCCTTACGATGCTATTCCAGGTAAGTTTAGAGATACGGGATATACTATATCTCAGTATAATAATTTATTATCTCGTTTTTATTTGCAATGGGCGAATGTTAACAATTTAAATTACGTGTCGAATACTACGTATCAAAATGATGCACCTTTTAGTTATAACTACAGCACTGCGTCAGACGTAGTCGACGGTCAGAAATTGACCGGTTCGTGGCGTGCATGTTTTCAGTATTTTTATGATACTCAAAGGCCCAACACCACCCCGTGGGAAATGTTGGGATTCAGCGAAGAACCGGACTGGTGGAGATCTACTTATGGTCCTGCACCTTACACATCAGGTAACAAAATTTTATGGGATGACCTAGAAGCTGGGTATGTTGCATTTGGTCCTAGAGCAGGGATCGACAAAAAATTTGCAAGACCGGGATTGAGTAAATTTATTCCAGTAAATGAAAACGGCCAATTGCTGCCGCCAATCGGTCTTTTAACTAATATTTACGATTCGACTCAATTCAATGATAATTGGAACATGGGCCAATTTAGCCCAACAGAAACTGCTTGGAGAAACAGTAGCGAATATCCTTTTGCAGTTCAATATACGGCTGCAATAATTAATCCTGGAAAATATTTTGCATATGGTATTATAACAAACAAATATCGATATAATGTTGATTTAGATCAATATTTAATAACAGGAACAAATAATAGAATTACACAAGAAGATATCGATGTCAACGGTTATGTAAATTCCTCAGGGGATATATCAAGAGCTTCTGGATACTTAAATTGGATCGGCGACTATCAGATAGCCCGTGGCGTAACTGACAGGGCACCACTATTAAACTTTGTCAGAGATTATTCTATTCAGTTATCTTATAGGATGGCGGGTTTTAGCGGAAAAAATTATTTAAAAATTTTAGCCGAGCAAAACAGCCCGAACAGTACAAATGAAACAGTTATTATTCCAGATGATAACTATTCTTTGGTATTGAATAAATCTACTCCTGTTTTTAATTCTAGATACAGTGCTGTTATCATAGAAAAAACTGGTAATGGATTTACTATCTCGGGATATGATAACACAAGACCATATTTTACAATTGTTCCGCCTTCGCAGACTGGCGACTATCTATTAGTTAAGTCAGAAAAGCAAACGGTTAACTATTATACTGAATTTACAAATTTCAAAATTAATATTCCTTACGGCACCGAATTAACTACACTGCAACAAGTTGCAAACTTTATTAGTGGATATGAAAGATACCTTCAGTTACAGGGATTCAAATTTGATTATTATGATGAAACTTTGGCGCAAATTAAAAATTGGCAATTAAGCACTAAAGAATTTTTATTTTGGACACAACAGGGGTGGACAAACAACAGTGTTATTGTGCTAAGTCCTGCTGCTAATAATTTAAAATTATTTAATAATACTGCCGTAGTTGACGGAATCAACAATTCATTTTATGGTACAAAAGTTTTAAATCAAAACTACAAAGTTTTGAATACAGACAACTATACAGTGGCCAGAGACAATAATACGTTTGTGTTATCTTTAGTCAGTGACACGGACTTAATAGGATACGTAGATCTCAATTTAGTTCAATATGAACATGTTTTGATTTTTGATAATAAAACACAATTTAATGATATCATTTACGATCCTATAATGGGACAACGACAGTATCGTTTAAAACTTATTGGTTCTAAGACCGGAGAATGGACTGGAACATTATCCGCATATGGGTTTGTTTACAATCAACCAGATGTGGCTGCATGGAGACAAAATAAAGATTATTTGCAAGGTGACCTGGTTGAGTATAAGAGTTTTTATTATACTGCTAGTAAAAATTTACCTGGCACTACTGAATTTAAATTCAGTGATTGGTTGCCAGTGGATAAAAATAAAATTAAAACAGGACTTCTAAATAATTTTGCCCGTAATGCAGGAATCGGAGAAACATTCTACAACGTCGATAGAATTAACTTAGAAAGCGAATTTGATCAATATGCATTAGGGTTAATTGGATATAGAAATCGAAATTATTTAAATGATTTAGGATTAGATGACACTAGTCAGGTGAAATTCTATCAAGGATTTATCAAAGAAAAAGGTACACTAAATGCTATCAATGCATTAGGTAAAGTTAGCTTTAGCGGGCGCCCAAGTGACGTGACAGTCAGCGAAGAATGGGCGTTCAGGGTCGGGTCTTATGGTAGCACTGGAACTAATCAATTTTTGGAACTGGTGCTTGAAGAACAATATTTATTAAGTAATCCAACTAGCTTGGAAGTTCGGTCTAATAATTCTGTGTTGTTTAGTTCTCTTTATTCCGACAGTCAAGGGTTATATAAAACCAGCGTGGTCCCGTGGTCGTCACCTTTCTTAATAAACAGAACTGTGGACAGTGACTACAGCGACGATATTCAAACAGCTGGGTATGTTAATATAGATGATGTTGATTTTACACTATTTGATTTAACTAATGCATCTACATTAAACTCGGACATAGATAATATTTCTGCCGGGTCAGTTATTTGGGTAGCAAAAGATTATGAACAAAATTGGAACGTGTATAGAGTATCTGACTCAGAGTCTGATATTATAAGTTTAAGCAATGCACTGAATTCGAAAGTTCAAGTAACCACAAATAAATCTCATGGTTTATTAAAAAACGATACTATCTTATTAACTGGATTAGACAAATTTACTGGATTTTACAAAGTACAGAATGTTACTGGATTGTCTAGTTTTGTGGTTGAATTTGCCGGGGACCTTCGTGGATTTAGCACATTTAATCAAACAGGGCAGTTATATAAATTAATCAGTATGAAAACTGATAGTCCGCTAGGCATTGCCAATCTGACTCCTAGATTAGGGTGGTCAGTCAATAACAAAGTTTGGGTAAATTCTTATAATTCTACAGGTGACTGGGCAGTTTACAATAAGACAAATCCGTGGGAATTAACTACAGCATTACAAAAAGGAACCTTAGAAAATAATTTTCAATTTGGTGCTGCGGTAAATCTTGCAACGGATGACAATTTTGCAGTGATTGGTCAACCTGGGTATAATGGTAATGTTGGTGCCATTACTAACTACGTTATTAATTTTAATGGTGTATTAGTAGAGGATGTAACTCTTACTTCTACCGCGAATGCCACAGTTAAACTGGGTTCTGTTATCGAGAGTGGAAATACTAAAGTGATAATCGGAGCACCAGAGAGTAGTAATGGTATTGGTTATGTTTTTGTGTACAATAGAGAAAATATTGGAACATTGTCCGACACACAAATATTATCGCCGATTAGATCTAATATAGGAAAATTTGGGACTAGCATTGCGATTAGTTCAGACGATAAATGGCTGTACATCAGTGCGCCAGATGACAATAGAGTTTACATCTATGGATATGACGAAACAGTGCCAGAACAAGGTGTAGTAACACTGACGCCAAACGGATTGACCAGCTCTTTTACTTTACCTTATGTTCCAGTAAGTGCAGAAACCATTTATGTTCAGGGATCGTCGGCTACGTATGTTCCTTATAGAGATTATACTTTAAATTCTTCAACAATTTCGTTCACATTGCCGCCACCCGCAGGAACTATAGTTATTTCACAAAGACCGGGTTATAACCTAATAGGAAATATATTAGGCAATGCAGGCAGTCAATTTGGTTATAGCTTGAGCTCAACAGTTGATGGGTCGCAGATTCTGATTGGCGCTCCATTGGAAGATGTGACCGCTAATATTGGTGGTAATATTACAACGTACACAAATTCTGGCGCGATTCATTTGTGGAATAGGTCAATTAACAATTTTATTGTACAAGATAATCTTACGGTTACTTTTAATGCAGTAGCACCAGTAACACAATACACAAGAGTATATATCGACAATATAGAAAAATTTGTCGGAATAGATTGGTATGTTAGTAACAATACACTGAATTTAATAACATTTTATACCCCACCTGGGCAAAGTAAAATATTAACTATAGAAACTAATGTATTCCACCCAATTCAAACTATAGTACCAGCACAACCATATACCGATCAACAATTTGGTTATAGTCTGGATATATGCACAAATAGTTGTAGTCTGTATGTCGGAGCTCCTTATCAGTCTGAGGTTAACTTATATAACGGGGCAGTTTACCGATTTTTAAATCAAGGAAAAGTTTACGGCGAAATAGTGGGAACCAAAGCTAATGCCACAGTAAAAAGTGGTGATTCTATTAGAATTAATAATTATTCTGTGCAATTCAATGATACTTCGTTGGCCAGTGTTGTTAATGCTATTAATAACGTGAATGCGTTTGGCGACCCAATCGGGCCTAAGATTCCTGGCATTACGGCAAGTATAGAAAACAACAAGTTAAAACTAGTCAGTAATTCAGAAGTTACATTTAACAAGTTAAACATACTACCCGGCGTAGGTACCGCCATCTCAGATTTGGGATTAGATATTTTCCCTGAAGTGGATATTATCTATAATAATTCAACTAAATCATACGACTACTTTGGAAAACTTGTTAAAATAAACAATAACAGTGATATATTAGTAGTAGCTAGCGATATCGCAGCGACTTTACAATCTACGGTTTTCGATAACTCTAAGATTTATACGCCAAACCCCACGACATTCGATGGTGATTTAACGATCTTTAGCGAACCAGTAGACGACAGTGGAGCAGTATGGATTTATTCTTATTTGCCAAATAATATATCTTCTATAGAAGATCCAGGCATATTTACTTTCATACAGCAGTTAATTCCCACAACTACAAACGACGGATTAAAAACCAATGATGGATTTGGTAGTGCTATATCTATTAGTAAATACGAATTAATTGTCGGGTCTAAGAATAATAAACAGTTAGCATTCAATGGTGGAAGAGTGTATAAGTTTGCTAACCCAACAAATTTATTAGGGTGGGATGTACTCAGAAGTCAAGAACCTACCGTTGACATTAATGGTATTATTAAAGCATACACCTATAATGCACTAACGCAAACAGTTCAGTATAACCTAGATTATATTGATCCAGCAAAAGGTAAAATTCTTGGCTTAGCTGAACAGGAACTTACTTATAAAATTGATTATGATCCTGCTATCTATAATAATTCTAGCGTCGACAATGTAAGTGTTAACGATAATCTTTATTGGACTGATCAACAAGTAGGGCAATTGTGGTGGGATTTAAGTACTGTTAGATATGTTGATTATGAACAAGGTAGTATTAAATATAGGACTACAAACTGGGGCCGAGCATTCCCAGGCAGTAGTATAGACGTCTATGAATGGGTAGAAAGTTTGTACCCCCCTAGTCAGTATGTTGCAAACGGCGGCGATGGAGAACCCAAATACAGTAGAAATGGTGCATATGTAACATTAAATTACGTAGATCCTGCTACAAATTTTGCCACAGTAAAATATTATTTCTGGGTAAAAAATAAAACAACCGTATCCACAAATCAATTTGGAAGAACTGTTCCTACCACGACTGTTGCAAGTTATATCGAATCTCCTAAAAACAGCGGAGTAAAATATTTTGCCGCAGTGAGAAACGACTCGATCGCTCTTTATAATATGGTCAATGAAGCAGTGGGCAGAGATATTATATTTCATTTAGATTATGCAACGTTGTTAAACAGTAACATCATCCATAATGAATATGCATTACTGTCCGACACTAATAATAAATCTGCAGATATTCCAGATAACATATACAATAAGCTATTAGACAGTGCCAGTGGGATTGATAGATTCGGTAACCCTGTGCCAGACCCAACTCTCGCGGTACAAAATAGATACGGAATTGACATTAGGCCACGACAAAGCATGTTTATCGATAGAAATGAAGCTATTCGAGAAATGGTGCTTTATGTTAATTCTATTTTTGATTTAAACGTTATTAGTCAAGGATATGATTTAACCAGATTAAGTGAAGGAGAACCTGAACCTACTCCTAATTCTGGTGCTTATGATTTAATTGTAAGTAACCTTGAAGAACTAAGTTATGTAAATATTGCCATTCTTCCAATGGGGTACAAAATACTAGTTCAAAGTGATAGTTCTGTGGATAATTTGTGGACCATCTATATTAAAGACAAAGTGGTTTATGAATGGAAACCAAATACTAAATATTTGACAAATACAATTATTAGACGCAATGATGTCACCTATAGTGTAAATCAAACTATTACCACTGGCACAACATTTAATATCGATGACTATACATATTATCAAGTACAAAACACTTGGAATTTAAATAGAGTTCAGAGTTATGCTACCAGTGAATATTGGCAGTATAAAGACTGGTATGCTCCGGGATTCGATAGAACAGTAAAACCAACATACACAATTGAAACCAGTGCTCAATTGAATGATTTAACTCTTCGATCCCAAGATCTTGTCAAGATTAACAATAATGGTCAGGGTAAATGGTTCATGATTCAGGTATACCCCAATACCGTGATTACTGTAGGAATACAAGATGGGACCATTGAACTAAAGAAAAATCTTTATGCGTTAGGTGAGTTTGGTTTAGGGTTTGATGCGGATAATTTTGACACAATAAGATTTGACCAGAATCCTGGAATAGAAACCAGACAAATTTTACAAACTCTTAAAGATGACATTTTTATCGATCAACTCGATTCTGAATTCTTAAATCTGTTTTTTGTATTCATTAATTATATACTTGACGAACAAAAATATGTGGATTGGCTGTTCAAAACTAGCTTTATCAATGTATTACAAAAAATTCAGGGATTAAATCAACCTGCAATTTATATTAAAGAAAATCAAGAATTTTATAAGCAGTACATAGAAGAAGTCAAACCGTATAAAACTACTCTACGAGAGTATGTAGTAGATTACCAAGGGTACGATAATTATAACAGCTATGTGTCAGATTTCGATGTTCCGCCAACCTACGATAACGTATTAAAAACTACAAGAAGCCCCAGTGGAGAATTTATTCAAGATGCAAAGTTGTTGCAACAACCTGAGTACTCGAACTGGTTATCTAATTATGCGTATAGCATAGGTTCTATAGAAATAATAGATGGCGGTTCAGATTACACCCTGCCTCCAATAATAACTATTACAGGTAGCAGAAACGGCAATGACGCAGTAGCAAGAGCGTTGATCACCGACGGGGTGCTAACAAAGATAATACTGTTATATCCTGGAAGCGATTATGTTACTACCCCAGTTATCACTATAACAGGCGGCAATGGTTCCGGCGCCATCGCCCGGGCCAATTTAGTTAACGGATTGGTTAGAAATATTAAGACTACGTTGGTATACGACAGATACACGTATTCTACAACCATTGTTGATTGGAAGCCGGCCACTACATTTACTCAAGGCACCGTGATTGATTATAACGGAGTTGCTTATATTGTAAACCAAACATTTACTTCGCCCCCAACATTCAATTCGAATGTTCTTAGTTTTTTAACAGTTTATCCTATTGAGAATATTAACAATGCAAATGATAGAATTCAAGCATATTATCAGCCTGAATTAGGACAACCCGGAAAAGATTTATCTTTACTGCAATCAGGCATCGACTATCCTGGAGTAAAAGTAGAAGGTCCAACATTCAGTGATAATGGAGGCTTTGGTGGTTCGGGTCCTGAGCCCCCATTGGAAGGAATCAGTGCTGCTGATGGTTTTGATGCTACGCTGTTTGATCCATTGGAGTTTGATGAAAACGGAATTCCTATTCTAAGTGATGCTATCTTAGATGCTAAAATAACCAGTGCTTTCAATGATAGCACGTTAGGAACAAAACCAGAAGACATTATTGTTGATGGTGGTCCTTTTGTTTATAGTTACTTCACTGAGTGGAAAGCTAATAGATATTATGACAAAGGTGATTTGATTTCCTATAACGATAAAGTGTGGTATGTAGTGACACCGACTACTACAGGTAATGTATTTTCTACAGCCAACTTAACTGTTTATAATGTAGGACCATATGCAAGTCATGCCCCTGAAGAAATGGTTCCTGGTAGAGTGTACGATACGCTAGATATGACGATTACTACCATAGCAACTGACCCCACTGCTAGCTATTATACCGATTGGTCGACGGCAGGGGGGATTCAACTTGATTATATACAAATTATTGATCCAGGAAGCGGCTATTCCCCGGCAGATATTGGCGTAACGATTCAAGGCGGATCATTTTATACACAAAGCCAAGCACAGGTAATATTGGATTCAAATGGATCTGCCAGATCGTTCCAGGTAGTTAATAATGGTGGTGGGTATGATACTACCCCCGAAGTAATAATAACAGGATCTAATACATCTCCGATAATTGCCACAGCGATAATGAAACTAAGTGCCTCTCCAAATGGAAATGCATGGCCAATGATGTCTTATAAAATTTTTAAAGATATGAATGATAATTTTACATATCTCAGAGAAGATGGCGCAAGCACTACGGCATTATCTGCAAATTTAAGTTTGACTGATACAACCATTCAAGTAGCAGATGCTAGTAAACTAGCTACTCCATCTGTTAGTGGTGGACAACCGGGGGTTATTTACATTAACGGTGAGCGGATTACCTATTATTCCAAAGACAATGCAACTAATACTTTAGGAAGAATTCGAAGAGGAACAGGCGGGACCGGAGCTAAAAATCATTTTGTAGGAAATACAGTAATTGATGGAAGCCAGAATCAAATTATACCAAAGTCTGGAAATTATGTTTGGTATGCAAGATCGCAAGGTGTTGGCACAATAAATGTAAATGTTTATAGTAGCACCTTGCAAGGTGTTGGTACTAACTTTACAACTTTGCCCGCAGGAACACAAATTTTTGCTGGAGTCGAAAACATAAACGACGTGGTTTCAACTTTGGGCAATTCTAGCACAAAGTCCACCACCACTGGTCAACAATTAATAGGTACTATTAGTAGTGTAATCAGTGACACAGTTGCAGTATTAGCAGTTACACAGAGAAATCCAAATGTGCCAGAAGGAATTCCAGTAGAATGGGCTTATATTTCTGCAAATAATGCTCCATACTACATAGCTTCGAACATATCTAATGTTACTGTTCGATACACAGGAAATATTACTGCAAGTACCAGTAGCAACATTATCACAGGAAACGGTACAATATTCTTAGCTGAATTAAATGTTGGAAATGATTTATACGATAACGGCGGAAATATAGTAGGAACTATCAGTAATGTGATTAGCAATACGTCTGCGTATATTAGTAGTAATTCTTTAATAAATCTGACAGATGAACGGTTTACGACATATTATACATTTGAATCTAATGTTGCTTACACTCAAACGAATATTTGGTATAACTTAGGTAACTCTGCCCAAGCAGTAGCTAACGGAGTCCTGGGAAACACAACAGCTTCTAATGGTCGAGGATTATTTAATGCTAATACTTTGCAGGTAAGTTTCCTAAGACAAGGATTGCAGGGATAAACACACAAATAAATATTAACAACGAGCACATAGAATACCATGATAAATAACCATACAAACACCAATTTGGAACAACAACTTGAAAAATCTGTTCCAGAAAAACCAAACGAGTCTACGGGAATTTATGTGCGTGGTTTTGTAAAAATTACAGATCCAGAGTCTGGTGAAGTAATAGTAGAAACTGGAAATTAATGGATCACTTATGCTAGATAAAACAAATACAATGATACAAGGACATATTAAAATTTGGGATCCTGCGTCCAAAGAAATAATCATTGATAAGCCCAATGCTATTCATTATGAAAATATGAGTGAAGCATTGTCACAAAGTATTGCAAATAAAGGTATCGGATACATTCAAAGCATGGCTTTTGGTAACGGTGCAACCGCAGTGGATAGTACAGGCGTTATTACTTACTTGCCTACTAATACTTTTGGGCAGAATGCCAGTCTGTACAATCAAACTTACAGCAAAATAGTTGACAATACCAGTGCATTAAACACAGATCCAGCTAGAAATTATATCGAAGTAAGACATACCCCAGGTTTGATTTATACGGATATTTTTGTAAGTTGTCTATTAGATTATACAGAACCGGCCGGACAACAAGCATTTGACAACAGTGCAACAATGTCTGGAACTTATGTGTTTGATGAGTTGGGATTGCTCAGCGAAAGCGGAAAACTTTTAACTCATGTAATTTTTCACCCAGTGCAAAAAGCACTTAACAGACTTATTCAAATTGATTATACTATTCGAATTCAAACTTTAACTAACTTAAGTACGAATTTGTAATTAAAAAGAAATATAAATATACTAAATGGATGCATGAACGATGGCCTATACAATAACTTTAAGTAACGGTACACTTTTAACTACAATTCAAGATGGTACTGTTAATCAAACCAGTACCAGTTTAGCCCTAATAGGTAAAAACTATGCAGGTTACGGAACATTTTTGAACTCGGACTTAGTACACATGCTGGAAAATTTTGCCAGTTTGTCTACCAGCGGAGGCGATAGTTCTGCTATTCCTAATCCGTTAACAGGTCAGTTATGGTGGGATCTTGCTGGAAACTTAAAAGTTTATACGGGATCTACTTGGCGTACAATGGGAACAATGACTTCCAGTAATACACAGCCTACTGGATCTAAGACAGGAAATGCATGGTGGGATACAACTGCCCAACAATTAAATATTTACAATGGTGCGAGTTGGGTTTTAATTGGACCTGCTTTTACTAGTAATGTTGGACAGTCTGGTGTTAGCGTAGGCCAAATTGCAGATAGTAATCCGCTAGTAGCAGATCACGTTGCAGTTAACGTGTTTGTTGGAACAACGTTAATAGGTATTATTAGCAGAGATCAAGAATATACTCCAGCAGACAGTCCAACTGGATTTACCACTATTAAACCAGGATTTAATTTAGCATCTTCTTCTGTAGTTGGAAACATTGCCTTCGTAGGAAATGCAACTAACGCTAATAATTTAGGTAGCCAACCTGCTAGTAGTTATGCTAGAACAGATATCGCTACCACTTTTGCCAACACAATTAATATAAACAATAACAGCGGTCTAACTGTTGGTTCAGGAAATAATTTTACAGTTTCTATAACGGGCAACACAACTCAGCTTATAAACAATACGAATGGCGGAAATTTACAAATTGTGGCCAACGTATTGGGCACTCTTTCTCCAGTGTTAACAGTAAATGGCCAGACTGGTGTAACTAATATCGCAAATTTAAGCACAACCGGTGCGTTTGTTACATCGGGTTATATTCAAACTACACAGGGCGACAATGCTACCAGCAATGTGACAGGAGCAGTCAGAGTTACTGGCGGCATTGGTTTAACTGGAAACTTATTTACATCAAACAGCGTTATAACTTCTGGAAATGTAGTTGCTAGTGGTCGAGTACAAGCTACTGGAAATGTATCAACGGCTGCTTACTTATTAGTAACTGGCGGAGAAAATGCTACCAGTAACGTATCGGGCGCTGTTCGAGTGTCGGGCGGAATGAGTTTAACTGGATCAATATTTGCACAAGGAAATATTAATGGTGCATACTTTAACGGTACTGCGATTAATGCGCTATACGCTGACTTAGCAGAACGATTTGAAGCAGACGCATATTACCAGCCTGGTACGGTGTTGACCATGGGCGGAGAAAAAGAAGTTACATTGGCTGACGAAGAATTAAGTGACGATGTATTTGGGGTAGTGAGTACGCGAGCAGCATATTTAATGAATAGTCAGGCTGGGTCGAATGAAACACATCCTCCGATTGCAGTTAGCGGTCGTGTTCCTGTGCGTGTTGTTGGAAAAATTAAAAAAGGTGACAGACTGGTAAGTGCAGGTAACGGTATGGCTCGTGCTGCAAGCAAGGCTGAAGTTACACCGTTTAATGTAATTGGTCGAGCTTTAGAAAATAAACTGGAGCCTGGTGAAGGCACAGTAATGGCCATTGTAAAATTAAATAGTTAAACGGAACAAAATATGACATACGCATCGGGTGGATTAATTGAAGCTGCTGATTTTAATAACATTGTAGGCGGCAGTGCTGCCAATGTAAGCACACAACTTAATACGGTATGGGGCATTGGAAGACAAACTCGAGGATATGGCCAAACTGCTGTATCTAATGTATCAGTGTCAGGTACTGTTGCTGCCACCAATTGGGCTAGTTTAGTTAATACATTAAATAGTGCAAGAACACACCAAAGCGGATCTGGATCTGGTATTAGCGCACCCACATCAGGCACTACTATTTCGTTTTTAACAACATTGACATCTGCAGTTAGTACAGCTTATACCAATGCATTGTCAGCAGCATCGTTTGGATCTGTATCAACTTTTTCCACATTAACTAAAAGCATGATTGCCAATGGCAATCAATCTAATACGCAGACTTGGACTGCCACATTTACTTTTGCCAGTGCAGACCAAGCAAGATACTTTTTTAACGCCGGCGGATATGTTGCTGTGCAGGACCAGACTTATACTAATGTAAATGGAACTCGCAGAAGCCAAAGTATAGGTAATATTGTGACTGGAACTACATTTGGTACAATTACAGCAGTTGCAAGTAGCGGTCTAAGCACAAACGTCACAGCAACAACAAACAACACGACGCGGGGCTATTATCAAGCTACTACAAGTAATCAAGTATACAATAGAGCAACAGCAACAGCATATTACACCGGTGATTATGCAGAAATGGCCATGAGAACTAACGGTACCACTGGCAGCAATCAGGATAACGGAGCTATAGTTACTATTACTTCAACTCTTTTTAGCTCGACTACAGGTAGCACTGCTGCAGGTGACACATTAAGTTGCACAGTGGGGTTAGCGCCAGTAGTTCGATTCCCATCAACTACCAATTTAGCAAATACGTGGGGCGCCGTAACAGTCAGTATGGTATAAAAAATTTAGTTGACAAACAGTACAGGTATATAGTACTATATACCTGTACTCTTTTATACATATGACTCAAATCGAAGAAATTGCAGCTCAAGTTAAGCAAGCCACCGACTTCCAATCCAATAAACGTATACTCAAAGAACGAATTTTAACTGAGTTACACTTGCCGTATAATAACGGTTTGTTTAAAATTACACCAGATCTTTTGGCATTTGCTGCTACGTGGCCCGAAGATACGTTTTACCTTGAGGATGTATATCAAAATCCAATTAAAATTGACAAGCAAACATTTTTAGTAAAGGCTCAACAACATTATCACAGTGTAATGAATGAATGGCATCAACAACATGACGAACTCAAAAGAATCCGCAAAGTCTAAAGGTGTTGTGCTATTTGCGTTTAACACTAAAAATGTTGACTATGTAACGCTAGCAGACAGATCCAGTCGATTAATTGAAAAATATCTAAATTTGCCGGTTACTCTGGTTACTGATGAAGATGCTGACCCAAAATTTAATTACGATAAAATTATAAGATATAATGCTCAAACAGGCAATGTTCGTTACGATTTAAATTTTCAAGTACAAGAATGGAAGAACTTCGATAGATACTCTGTGTATCAATTGAGCCCATATGATACAACACTGCTGATAGATGTTGATTATTTCATTTTCGATCAAAATTTATTAAAACTATTTGATCAAGATTTTGATTTTAGATTGATGTATCAGATGCAAACTCCCGAACGGATTGACGGTGGAGATATGGGCCCGGCAAGCTTGCCAATGGTGTGGGCTACAATTGTTTTGTTTAAAAAATCAAAACGCAGCGAAATTTTTTTTAATTTAGTCGGTAGAATTCAACGCAATTACAATTATTATAGACTACTATTTGGTATCAGAGATACCAATTTTAGAAATGACTTTGCATTTAGTATAGCTAATATTATTATAAATGGTTATAGTTTGGTACCCGAAACTAGCATACCATGGAAGTTAATGACCATTGAACATCGATTAAAAGAAATTTGCAAGAAAGATGATTTTTTTGTTGTACGTACAGAAAATCGCTGCGATGTAGTATCAAGGCAAAGTTTACACATCATGGATAAGAATTATATTCTGTCAGACGAGTTCGGCCAGCTAGTTGATGAGGTATGTCATGAATAAGTCGAGTATTGGGTTTTTAACATTTGCACAAAATACCGACGATGTAGATTATCTTAAATTAGCATATGTCCAAGCATTGAATGTAAAATCTCTGCACCCAACTTTTGGATACGCAGTGGTAGTTGATTCTAAAACTGCAAAATCAGTGACTGAAAAACATAAAAAAGTTTTTGACTATGTCATTGAATTAACCGAAGAGCAAAGTGCAGCACCTGTGTTTGCCAACGAATTTCGTGTATTTCGTTTAAGTCCTTTTAAAGAAACAATTAAATTAGAAAGTGATTTATTGTTTACAAGAAGCATATTACACTGGATGCCAGCATTTAGATTAAAGAACATTGTTTTAAGCTATGGCTGTAAAAATTATAAACAGACGCCTGGCACGTCTAGATTGCATAGAAAATTTTTTGACGACAATCTATTGCCTGATCTGTACAACGGATTGATGTACTTTAGGTATAGTGTGGAAGCACAATATTTCTTTCAGTTGGCAGAAAGTATTCTGACCAATTGGGAACATTTAAAAAATAATGTTCTTAAAAATTGTAGAGAAAATAGCCCTAGCACAGATGTGCTGTATGCATTAACTGCTCAAGTCTATGGAATAGAAAACTGTACAGTACCAACCATGGATTTTATTAATTTTGTTCATATGAAATCGCATATGCAAAATTGGTCAGATGATAGATTATGGACTGATATTGTTAATAATAATTTTGATGAAGGTATGATAAGAATTAATAATTTGAATCAATATCATCCGATACATTATTATGATAAAAAGTTTATTACAGACGAGGTAATCGAGTATTATGAGCGAATCTATAGATCATGAATTGTTAAAAGCATTTCAAGACTTAATCAAACCTGCGACAGACTTTGCGGTTGAGTATAGGGCATACTACAACGACCGCGGGGAAATTGTCTCTGTGTGTTCTGAATTCAAAGACATTCCGATGGCAGAAAACAGCGTTGTTATACCGGTAGAAGTATATGAAAAATCTCATAAATTTCTTATTGTTAACAAAGAAATTGTAGCTAAATTTTCAGAAGACCTTGGTATAAGACCAGCATTGATTAAAAGCAAAACAGGGTTTAAAGTAGTAAAAAATAATCCTGCCTTATTAGTTGAAAAAGAAGAAAATTACACAAATATAGAATATTATGACTACAGAAATTATTGATATTGCAGATCTTGATTGTATATTTTTGACCTATGATGAACCAAAAAAAGAAGAGTCTTGGATTAAGATTCAAAATTTGATCCCATGGGCCAAACGTGTAGACGGAATAAAAGGCAGTGACGCTGCACACAAAGCAGCAGCCGCGATCAGCGACACCGAAAGATTTGTATTAATAGATGGTGACAATATACCAGACGCTGAATTTTTTAATCTTCAACTTAAATTGGACGACAGTAATCATGACTGTGTGTTTAGGTGGAAAGCTCGTAATCATGTTAACGGGCTGATGTATGGCAATGGTGGAATAAGTTGTTGGACTAAAGAGTTCGTTAATAATATGCGAACACACGAAGCCACAGACGGTAGAGACGAAACTCTAATAGAATTTTGTTTTGATCCCAAGTATATTCCCATGCATGACTGCTATAGTACTACCTTTCCCAATGCAACACCTTTTCAAGCTTGGCGAGCAGGCTTTCGTGAAGGTGTTAAAATGTGTTTGGATCGTGGTAAGAAACCCAGCTTGCAAGAGTTTGAACAAAAAGTTCATGCTCGAAATTATGACCATTTATGTATTTGGCAGAGCGTGGGGCAAGATGTAGAAAATGGGCGGTGGGCCATATATGGCGCTCGTTTGGGCACCTACATGACCATGTTAAGAGAATGGGACTATAAACAAGTACAAGATTTTGATCACCTTGCATATCTTTGGAACAGTTTTGGTAAAGACGAAGAATCTGCCTGTGAAAATATCGGACAAACATTACGTACACGATTAGGGTTGCCTATCGTTGACATGGATGCAGATCAAAGCGCATTTTTTAAACATCACTATAAAGCAGTGCATCGTAATATGGGAACAACAATGACTGAATTGGATGTCATTAGACGAGTCGAAGGTTGGTGATGACCAAAAGCGTATTTTTAAATTCCGCAGAAGAAGCAAAATCTAAATTAGGTCCTTCACTTTGTTTAGCTAAATGGAAACAAGTCAGTCTGCATTTGCCCACAGGCCTTAATAACAGTTGTTATCATCCACCGTTACATAAAATTGATTCAACGTTATTAAAAGATAATCCCAGTGCATTGCATAACACACCTTATAAAAAAGAGCAGCGCAAGATTATGTTACGCAATGAACGCCCACAAGAATGTAGTTATTGCTGGACTCAAGAAGATTTGGGCAACTTAAGCGATCGGCATTATCGCAGCGGTGAGCCGTGGGCAGCAAAAGATTTTGAAACAATAGTTAATTCTTCTGGGGAGGAAGATGTTCTTCCCTCTTACGTGGAAGTTAATTTTAACAATGCTTGTAATCTTGCTTGTAGTTATTGTAGTCCTCAGTACTCTAGTACGTGGGCCACTGATGTAGAACGCAATGGTGCTTTTCCCACAAGCCCTCTGCATAATGACCCCAGTCATTTTACCGGAGAAAGAAAAGTTATTCCTGCAAGAGAAGATAATCCCTATGTGGATGCTTTTTGGTCTTGGTGGCCCAAATTATATCGTGAACTAGAACATTTTCGAATGACCGGGGGAGAACCACTCATGGATAAAAATACATATCGAGTATTTGATTATGTATTAGAAAATCCTAGCCCTAAGCTACATTTAAACGTAACTTCTAATTTCAGTGTTGAGCCTGCATTGTTTGACAAGTATTTGGATTATGTAAAACGACTATGCAGCAATGAAGATAAAAAAATTGAGCATTTCATGCAGTATGTTAGTATAGATGCTACTTTTCTACAAGCTGAATATATCAGACATGGGTTAAATTTTGAAAGATTGTGGAATAACGTTAATCGATTTTTATATGAAGTACCGAACCGTAGTAGTTTGACATTCATAATTACTATGAATAATTTAAACGTAACTGGACTTCAAAATTTATTAGGTTGTATACTGGGACTCAGGCAGATACACAGCAAAACATATCAGCGTGTGTGGTTTGATACTCCGATTCTGCGTAAACCAGAATGGCAAAGTTTACAACTATTACCAGAAAGTTATATAGACAGCTTAGAAACATCGTGGAGTTTTATGATTACAAAAATGGAACAACCTGAAACTCCATTTCACGGTTTCAAAGACTATGAAGTTCACCGTTTACAAAGAGTGATCGATTGGATGAGAGAAGGTAGCAAATTAGATCCTGAATATGTTAAAATACAGAAAGCAAATTTCTATAAGTTTTTCAATGAACATGACCGACGCAGGGGAACTAACTTTATTTTGGCATTTCCAGAAATGGTAGACTTTTGGAAGGAATGCAAATATTATGCAACAACTACCTGACACTTTTTGCCCGGCCAAATGGGACGAACTAGTTATTAATACTAGTTATAATTATGTGTATGGTTGCTGTAAAGCGAAGCCAGAAAAATTCAGTGACGATTATAATAAAGTAATTGATCTGCAGAAACAGAATTTGTTAAACAACGTACAAGATCCAAGTTGTTCTTATTGTTGGGGTTCTGAAAAAGTAAACGGAACTAGTATTAGAACTCAACTATTAAAAAAATTTGATATATCAAAATTTCAAGATTACAAAAATAACAAACCGCCCACTGAAATTGAAATTAACATAGGAAATGCCTGCAATATGCAGTGTATGTATTGTAATCCAAAGTTTAGTAGTCAGTGGGAAAAAGATATTCAAGATCAAAAATATCAATTGTTTACAGATCGACATGTCTACAGTATAGATATTAAAAATAAACAGTTAGTGGTTGAAAATTTAGAATTATTAAATTCTTTAAAATTTGAAACTTTGCGAATAATAGGCGGAGAACCGTTAGTAAATAAAAATTTTTTTAATATCTTAGATCTAATAGATCATAAAGGAATTTTGAATATAACTTCAAATTTGATGGTCGATCAAAATCTAATAGACAAACTGTTATCTTACAAAGAAAAATTTAAATGCATTTTGATTAATGTTAGTTTGGATGCCGGTGAAGAAATGTCAGAATTTATCAGGTATGGAATCGATTACAAGGTATTTTTAAAAAATCTAGACTATTTGTTGGAAAACAGCGGAGAGAAGGTGAAAATTAATATTTTAAGTTTAATGACCAATTTAACCCTGTGTGATATTGATAATTTTTCATCTACAGTAGTACTGCCCAGAATAAAAAAATACAAAGATACTTTATCATGGAATTTGTCTTATTGCCAATATCCAAGAATACAAAGTATCGAATCAACTCCGGATAATATTAAAAAACAAGCAGTAACTGTATTGTTAACTCTATCAGATAACAAAAATATAAAAAATGTTGAGGTCGTGTTGAGTATATTGTCTTCAACAAAATTTAATAAAACTTTATTTTCAGAATTTTTACACTTTTTAAAACAGTGGGAACATAGAAAAAATATAAGTCTTCCAATTAAAATTAAGGAACTTTTAAATGCCTCGTATTGAAAACGAAACCGATCTAGACTATAAAAAAAGAGTTATAGACATCAAATCAAATTCTTTTTGCGGAGCCAAGTGGTATAATGCTACTATATGGTTGGGCAGCGGACAAACCACTAGTTGCCATCATCCGCTACCACATGCAATAGATGTAGATGAAATTAAAAAAAATCCAAAAGCATTGCACAATACACAAAAGAAAAAGATGGAGCGCGAACAGATGCAAAAAAATGAGCGCCCATCCGGTTGCGAGTATTGCTGGAAAATTGAGGACATGGGTCGGGATGCCGTAAGCGATCGTGTATACAAAACTGTAATTTATAACGACGAGGATTTAGCATATGCATATAGAACACCCGCACGAGAGGACTTCGACCTTCAAACTCTTGAAATTGCTTTCGATCGAACTTGTCAGTTTGCTTGTAGTTATTGCAACCCTGCTTTTAGTAGTACATGGGTCAATGATATCAAACGCAATGGGCCTTATACAGGGCTGGTTAGTGACGGCAGGAATCATTTTACTCATTCTCATGACCATAGTCAATTGTACAAATTTGGCGAACATAATCCGTATGTCGAAGCATTCCACAAATGGTGGGAATCAGACCTCCATCGTACATTAAAAGAATTACGAATTACAGGCGGGGAGCCTCTAATGAGTGCAGAGACTTGGAAGCTAATTGATTGGTTTAAATCTAATAGAGGCAAAAGCCAAACACGGTTAGCAATTAACAGTAATTTGGGGTATCAAGTTGATATTGACAGGTTAATTAATAGTGTAGAAGATTTAGAAATAGATTTATACACTAGTAATGAAAGTGAATACGATCAAGCAGAATATATAAGAGATGGTCTTAATTATAATCTATGGTTGGAAAATGTTATGAAACTCGCAAACAGTAAAAAGTTTCGCGGCCTACATATAATGTGTACAATTAATGCATTGTGTTTAGACACATTGCCAAACTTTTTAGATACCATGGTCGAGTTGAAAAAAGAATTTGGTAGAGATTATCCTAATTTTACTTTAAATATTCTCCGATTTCCTAGTTTTCAAAGTCCATTGGTTCTCCCTAATGACATCAGAGAAAAATACAAAAATCAGTTAACTAATTTTATCATTCGGCACAAAGGATATAACTATCTACACGAGCACGAAATAAATCATTTGCAGCGGTTGATTGACTATCTGGATGTAGTAAAAACTCCACACAGCGATTCTTTTGAAATGCCTAAGTTACGCAATGACTTTAAGGAATTTTATACACAATATGACCAACGCAGGGGAAAAGACTTCCGCAAAACATTTCCTGCCCTGGCAGATTGGTACAACACATTATGAGTGAAGACAAAAAAACTGATAGATTTTATAAACGTGGGTATGACTATAACAGTAGGAAACCTTTATTTACAGATCCCGATACATTATCAGAAACGCAGATTAATAGATTAACTAATAGTAAGTCATTTTGCATGTTGCCATGGGTGCATCAACATGCTTATCCAGATGGCAGAGTCTACCCTTGCTGTTTTGCAGAATACTTTCATCCTATCGGAAATTTAAAAAAGAACTCGATGCAAGAGGTCTGGAATCAGGAAGGCTATAAAGAAATTAGACGATTGATGATGGCAGATCAACCAGTCAAGCAGTGTACTAAATGCTACGAACAAGAAGAAAATGGGTTTTTTAGTATGCGCTATGATGCTAATAGAACGTATGGCCATAATATTGCTGACGTGGATAAGACACATGCAGACGGCACTCATCCAGAATTCAAAATTAGATATTGGGATGTTCGTTTTAGCAATTTATGTAACTTTCGCTGTCGTACTTGTGGTCCAGTATTCAGTAGTAACTGGTACAATGATCATGTAAAATTGTTCAACAGAGTGCCAGATGTTAACGGTAAAGATCTTGCTCGGATTGAGTACGCAGCAGGAGACGAAGATTATATGATTGCACAAATGGAAGAACATATTCCTTATCTTGAACAAGTTTACTTTGCAGGTGGCGAACCTTTAATTATGAAAGAACATTATGTTCTATTAGAAAAACTTATTGAAGCTGGTAGAACAGATGTATGTATTCAATACAATACAAACTTTAGCGAATTGGCATATAAAGACAAACACGTATTTGAGTATTGGAAACATTTTAGGACAGTGGGAGTGGGAGCCAGCTTAGATGCCAGCGGAGCACGAGCAGAATTAATGCGTAAAGGAACTAATTGGAAACAGACTATAGCTAACAGAGAAAAAATGCTTGCAGAAGTACCGCATGTGGATTTTTACATAGCCGCAACTATCAGTAACATGAATGTTTTGCATGTACTTGATTTTCATAAAGAATGGACTAATCTTGGACTTATAAAGGCAAAAGATTTCAATGTAAACGTTTGCCAAAGTCCAGACTGGTATAGAATAGATACCTTACCTGTACATTTCAAAGAGTCAGTGGTTAGGCCAGCATACGAAAAACACTTAGAATGGTTAGAACCACTGGACAGTCTTAAAAGGGCAACGACAGGATTCCGCAGTGTTATCAACTTACTAATGGCCGACGATAAATCTCGTCATTGGTTAAAATTTAAAGAAGAAATTGAAAGTTTAGATAAACTTAGGGGTGAAAATTTTTGGTCTACATTTCCTGAACTAGCCAGCTTAAAATGAACAACTTACCAGACACCATTTGTATGCTACCGTGGATTAGTATAGAAGCTAGTCCAGCAGGCACTGCTCGCCCTTGTTGTCTTGCGCGGGAAGATATATCGGGCGTAAATCTGAGAACGCATACATTAGAAGATGCATATAAAAGCGAATATATGCAAAATTTACGCCGACAATTTCGTGCAGGAGAAAAACCTGCAACTTGTAAATTATGTTGGGATGAGGAAGATGCCGGCAAAGACAGTAAAAGAATTAATAGCCGAGTGAGATTAAAAGAGCTATACCCGTTAGTAGATTGGAAAAATGATCAGCCCGACCAACTATGGTTCCTAGATTTAAAGTTAGGTAATATTTGTAATCTTAAATGTCGTATATGTGGCAGTTGGTCGAGCAGCAAGTGGGCTGCTGAAGAAATGGATTATTTGCCTAAGGGCTATGATAAGAAAAAACATATAGCATATAATTGGTTAAAACAAGGCAAATGGCCAGAAGAAAGTCCTTCATTTTGGGAAAATTTAAAAACATTACTGCCGCAAATTAAGTATTTTGAATTTACTGGTGGTGAACCATGGCTAATCGAAGAACACTGGAAGTTGTTGCGTTATGCAGTTGACACTGGTGATAGTAAACATATTGATATACACTACAATACCAATGCCACAGTTAATTCTTTGGGCGTAGAAAAGTCTGCGTTATGGAATCACTTCGGTCGTGTTGATATTGCTTTTAGTGTTGACAATGTTGGTGACAGATTCGAATATGAACGATATGGGGCTAAGTGGGAAGATGCCAATGAAATAATAGACGGAATACATTTTGCTAAAAACGTAGATACACCCAACATCACTACTCAACTTTGTTTTACTATTAATATTCAAAATGTCTATTACTTAGATGAACTTCTAGCGTGGGCAAGTACAAAATCTTTTGATAGTGTATATTTTAATATGTTACACAGTCCTAGTCATATGAGCATACAGCAACTGACGCCTATTGCAAAAGAATTAGTATTAAATAAATTAAAAACTACATTTTGGGTATCTGAAAGGTATCAACAAGAAATTGACAATGTGATTAAATTTATTGAAAATGGATCAGGCAGCGACGGTGCAGAATTTCTTAAAAAAATGAAACAAACAGATGAGTATCGTAAACAGAACTTTATGGATACGCATTTTGAAATAGCCAAGGCCATGGGGTATGAATGAACAATTTACTCTACTAGATAGTTTTGCTTCACCGGTTATAAAACTAGCTAGGGCAAATAAAAAGACAAGTATTCGTCATGTATCCAAAGATACGGTGGAATATGTGTATAATAGTCAAGGTTATCGAACAGAAGAGTTTGATACTATATCAGATAGTTATGCAATAGCCATTGGGTGCAGTCATACTGAAGGAGTGGGCCTCCCATATGAATTTGTGTATAGTAATCAATTAAGTCGTCGACTAGGATTGCAAGTGGTTAATTTGGGCGTAGCATCATCTGGTGCAATGTTTGTAAAAAAGAATATTTTATCTTGGGTTAACAATATTCAAAAATCTCCAAAATTTGTGGTAGCGCAATGGCCCAATCCCTATAGGATGTTTGTATATGAAAAAAATGTTGCACATTTTGAATTAGTAAACTCTCCGTCGCAGTGCTTAATTCATCATGCAATAAAATTGTCTGAACACAATCTATTAGAATCTTGGTTGTCTTCAATAATTGAAGCTAATACTATTCTCAAACTTTTAAACATTCCATGTTATAATATACATTTCCAGAAAGCGGATACATATTCAATTGAAATACAAAAAATTCTAATTAATAATAAAATTAAAATGCATTTTAATGATTCATGTAATTCAATTTGGGACTTAGATAGTAATGCTTTTGATAAATCACATCACAGTACTCAATGCCATGAACAATGGGCAGATAGATTAATTAACATAATTCATGAATAAGCCGATTACTCTTTGTCTTGCACCATGGACACATACCTATCTAAGTCCACAAACTGAACGCAGAATGTGCTGTGCCAGTCGCGAACCTGCACAAAATTTTCAACAGTATATTGATACTAGTGCAGGTACAGGAAAGTATATACCTATCACACTAGATGAACATTGGAATGGAGAGCACATGAAGTCCGTGCGCCTGCGTATGATGCGCGGGGAAATCCTACCAGAGTGTGAAGTATGCAACGATAAGTTATTGAACACATCTGTTTACCGTAGCTATTTTGATCAATTGTTTGGCCATAAGTACAATGAGGCAATGGAAAGGACTCAGCCTGACGGTTCGACTGATATGAAGCCCGTGAGTTGGGATTACAGATTCAGTAATCTTTGTAATTTTAAATGTCGAATGTGTGGAGACATGTTAAGCAGTTCATGGGAAAGCGAACAACGTCAACACAACATGATCAATTGGTCGGATCCAAAAAACAATTGGATGCAACCTGACATCAAAAAACAAATTGAACAATTTCAAGATAATCAAGTCGAAGCAGAATTTAGTCAAGCTGTCGAAGAGCATCGAGTTGAAGAAGTATATTGGGTTGGTGGCGAACCTTTAATGTACGAACAACATTGGCGCTACATGAAAAGAATAATAGAGTTAGGAGATGGCCCAAATGTCTATGCTAGGTATAACACTAATTTATCAAGAATTAATTATAAAGGCATTAGTCTTTATAGTGATATTCTCAACAGGCTTCGTGATTGGCAGATTTGTGCAAGCATCGACGGCACAGGCCCAATTGGAGAATACATTAGAACAGGTCTCGACTACAATGAATGGCTTGAGAACTTCCGCCAAGGAACTAAAATTGCTAGTCACCGACGTCAAATGCGAATTGACTTTACGCTCACTTTGCCCGGCATGTTCGAAGTTATTAATATCCAGCGACTTGCAGAAGAAGAAAAAGTCGATATTCTCGCGAAAGTAATTTTTAGTTTTAGCCCGGACATAGTTATGTCACCTTTAGCCCTGCCCAGAGAAATTTTAGATCCCTGGGTAGATGAAATACTTTCCTTGGTGGAGAATAACCCGTTAAAGGATATCCTTGTCCAGCTAAAAACCAGACCTACATTTCAAGAGCAATGGCCCAGAGAATATCAATCGGCTATTGCAAAAGGCAAAAAACGTGTGTTACAATTAGAACAAATTCGCGGTGATACATATACTATAAAAGATATATTTTCTCAACGACCACAAGTATTAGAATGGTGGAATTCAATTGAATAAAGTAATTGTAACATTAAGAAATCCGTTGGATAAAACGGAAACTCTGGACTATATTATCAATGTTTACGAGCATGAAATGGCTCAACATTGGTTTGCTGCTCTTAAAGAAATTGTTCAACAAAACAAATATTTAGAAAAGAATTTTTGCTTTTTGGGTTTTCCAGACAGTCAGCGTGATTTGAAATTTATATGCCAAGAACTTTTTTGGGCAATAAATGAAATAAATCATTTCTTTGGCGATGAATATCAAATTAAAGAAATATATAATCATAATACGTTACGTGATCCAGACACGCTAAGACCTAATCAAGATCTGATGAATAAACTGCATAATCATTTTGAGATTTTGCAGGGAACAGTATGGGGTCTAAGTGAATATTATAAACGAGCAGACTACACGACTAAATTTGCTATTAGACAATTGAATAATTTATGTCACGAAGCAGAAAGTTTAATGCTAAGTCAACGTAAAAAAGTAACATCACCAGAATGGGTCAGACCTAGTCAAATTACTACATTTTT